CTTTCCCCTCCCCTTTTTGCAAATCATCTGCATCAAGCTGTGAGCAACCTCGCTAAGAAGCATCTGCGACCGCTCCGCCGGATGCGCGTCCCCTATCTGCTGGATGTCACCGGCGAACCGCAACCATGTCGGGTCTGATATGTCTGTGGTGTCGTAATATTTGTACACCAGCCCGGCAAGGTCGATAGCGAGTTTTGCGGGTTCGCTGTCCGTCTTGATGGATTGCCACAGTGAATTTATTTTGTCGTAGTACTGTTTTAGTTCTTCAGTCATGTCAGGTCCTCCAGATACTCCAGAAGGATATCCCGCGCCTCTTCCCAACCTCTCGCGACAACGGCAAGATAACCAAGTTCGTTTAATGCTTTAATCCATCGCTTTTGTGATTCAGCAATCCGCCCGGTCTTTGTCTTCATTTCAATGAATAGTCCATGATAACCTTTTGCAGGTATCGGAAGCATTAAATCAGGAACTCCACTCTTAGCACCTAACTGCCTGTTGCGGATAACCCACTTTTGACCGCCTACTGTTTCGTTTGGGATATGGAACAGGAACTGCATTCGCGGGTCTGTTCTGCACCACTGAATTAATTGTTTTTGTTCGGATGTCTCAGTCATTTTTTTCTCGCGCCATTTCGATTGGTTAATCCGGGTCACCCACGCGGGGAAGTTCAATCCCCGCAGGGGGTAACACGTATTAACTGATGGGTATTTCCGGTTACTGTTTTACCTATATAGGGTTTCGTAACCGGTAACCGGCTCCCATTTGCTAATATTTCCGCTTCGTTTTCTCTCGTACTTTTCGCCCATGTAGACGATCACGTCTTCGTTCCGTCTGTGAACCAGCTTTTCAGCATTGACCGTTGCGACCTCGTAATCCGTTTCTTTTGTAAACGTTCTCTTTGCGTTCCCTTCTTTAATGCCCACATGTTCAATTGTCACCGCAGTATCGCCGGACATCGAAACGATTTCGAGCATATCGCCTACAACGCTGAACCAGTCGCTTTTTTCCTTCTGGCCCCCACCGATCCCACGCCCCGAAGCACCTGAATCGCTGTAATTCGCGACCGCAAGGAAATTCTGATCATCCGGGACGTGTATGGGATAATCAAACCAGATCCGCCGCGTCTGCATCGGTGCGAACTCTCGCAGTGTTCCGTTCAGCTCCCACCCGGTCAGAACCTCAGCGGAATCCGGATGCTGTGATTTGTACTTGTCCGTAAGTCCGTCAACATTAAGTTCCCGAAGGTCAAGAATTGCATCCGGGTCTCTCGCAAACACTCCGGATCCTGAAGACCGGTCAGCGGCGTTCGCGTACTTTCCGCCCGCGCCTTTGCTGTGATGGTGGCAATAGATAACCGACACGCTCATCTCTGTCGCGACCTGATCGAAATACGAGCAAAACTCGCTCATCTCTGTCGCATTGTTTTCATCTCCGGTTATGACCTTGTAAATCGGATCAATGATAATAGCCAGATAGTTCTTGTTCTTGAAGCGGTTTATCAAGATTGGAGCCAGTCTGTTCATTGGTGCGGCTCTTCCTCTTAAATTCCAGATATCAATATTCTTCAGGTGCTTTGGCTTCAGATGTCGTTTGTTATAAATCGTTTTGAATCGGTCGAAGCACGATGCGGCATCAAGTTCAAGATTCACGTAACAGACCCGTCCCTGCTTGCAGGCCATGCCAAGCCAATCAATGCCTTCCGCAATGGAAATCACCAGATTAATCAATAAGAATGATTTACCGGCTTTACTTGGACCCGCCAATAACATCTTGTGGCCTACTCTTAAGACACCGGGAATCAGCTCGTCTTTAAGCGGCGGCATATTGTCCCAGACATCTGCAAGACACGTATCCGGAGGCAGATCATCGGCCTGATTTTGACGCCACTCAATCCATGCGTCATAGGATTCAGCACCGATATTTCTTTCAACGATGTATTGCCAATTATCGCCACGTTTTACGCCAGGAAGTCGGCTGAATCTGCTTTCGTTCTTGTCCTGTTCGTCTGGTGTCAGGCCTGACTTCTTGCAGAACTCGTATAACTCGCGGACTCTTTGCCGATATTGTTGCGCGTTTTCGGCATCAACTTTTACAATGGCGTGCAGACTCTTGCCGCCGGAGTGGATCAGGAACGTGATCGGAAGATTCATCGCCTTAAACATGGCATACTGTTTTTCAATGCTGTCAGTATCCGACTCAATCAAACAATGTTTCCATCTGGTCACATTGATGTTGTTTTCGCCCTTGCCGTCAAGCGGATTAAACCGGACATACGCCCCAACTTGCTGGTCTGTTGTTCCGATCGCGTTTTCAATGGAACTGGTGCGTAACTTGTTGATAATATCGCCCGCAGTTCGTCTCCACTGAGTTTGTGCCGGTTTGTAAGCTCCGTCCTTATCCTTATAAAAGCTTAAGCAATACCCGACAAATTCATCATCTTGAAATAATGTCCGAAAGTACTCTATCATTTCTCCTTTCGGGTCATAATTTGCGGGGACTTGCGGGATTCGTTCCGTGCTTACAAATGACGGATCAATGATGTTCTCTTCGAGCAATAAGTTGTGTATGTCGTATTGTTCTTCTGTTCGTTTTGACTCATAGCCGTACTGCATGGCAATATGAAACAATGTCCCTCCGGTTACTTCATCGCGTTTGAATGATTTCCATTTGCTCGAACATTCGCCCTGTTTGTATTTGGAACCGCCACTGCTCCAGCGGTCCCAAACATCACAGGTCGCGCCTTCGTGTTTCAGGGCCATGCCGACCTTTAACCATTCGTCATAACTGCAATCAGGCGGAATTGCATTTAATAATTCATAATCAATCATACAGTTTCCACCTCTTCCAACCGACCGCAGACAGTGCGGATATTTTCTTGCTTGCCTGTTCAAAGCTCCAGTCAACGGGATCATAACCGAAACGCTTCAGCACCCGGACTTGTTTGATTGTCGCAAGGTTGTTGTCGGCTCTTGAAATCAGTTTGTCGAGAATCTGGCACGCGTAGCCCTTTTGCAGTCCTTCCGCATCAATGCCGAAATTCTTCAGTGCTTCAACCTGTTTTGCAGATGCTTCAGCTTCCTCCCATTTGAATGTCGGTTCGTAATCCGCAAGCCCGATATCATCCAGAATCGAGAAGACTTCGAGTGGGTCTATCAACTGCGCTTTCTTTCTTGATTGCCTCTCAAGTTCTTCTGCAAGCTTTGTTCGTCTTGCCTCTTCTGCGTCCGAAATAGCACCGAACAAATCAATCTCATCATTTTGAGATTCTTGTGTGACACGTTCAATATCTTCCAGAACATCCGAAGCCAGTGAAGCCGGTCTGCACAGGTTGTGCTTCATGCATAACCATAAGAAGTCCAGAATTAGCAGATTCTCTTTTCCCGGAAACAGCCGCGTCCCGCGTCCGATCATCTGACAGTACAGAGATCTGACTTTTGTCGGTCTGAGTACGACAACGCAGTCACAGGATGGACAATCCCAACCTTCTGTCAATAACATCGCGTTGCAGAGTACTGCGCCCGGTCCGGACTTATCGAACCATTCAAGCGTTTCCTTTCTGTCCTGACTTCCTCCGTTTACCTCTCTCGCGCCCGGAATCAAACTTGCAAGTTCCTGTGCGATGCTGATAAGCGGACAAAATACAACGGTTTTTCTTGCCGATGCATAGATTGATATAGCCTCTGCGATTTGTGGCAGATACGGTTCAAGTGCCGCCGCAATGCTTCCGACCTCGAAATCGCCGAGCGATACTTTGACATTAGTCAGATCAATATTCAGCGGCACAGTCCGTGCAGTAATCTCGCATAAGTAACCGTCTTTAATAGCCTGCTTTAGTCCGTACTCGTAAGCGATACCGTCAAAATATTCAGCCAGGCTACGTTTGTCCCCCCGATCCGGAGTTGCGGTAACACCTAAGACTTTCGCATCCGGCAACTGTTTAAGAAGCGTTTGATATGAATCCGATATTGCGTGATGAGCTTCGTCAATGATTATCGTGTCAAACATCCCGGTATAATCGCGCCTGCTCATGGTCTGTATAGATCCAACCGTGACACGCTTGATATCATTTTCAGATGCTTTAATCTTGCCCGGCATTACTCCGAACATATTAAAAAACTTGTTGCGTGCCTGTTCGATCAGTTCTTCTCTGTGTGCAAGAATCAGTGTTCTGCCCGGTTGCTCATACGCTACTGTATTAAAAACAACAGTCTTCCCGCATCCGGTCGGGAGTACCAGCAGTTCCCGCCGCCACTCGACCCAATGTGAACGAATGGCGCGGACTGCATCTTCTTGATATGGCCTTAAGATCAAAGTGGAATATCTCCGTCAGGAATATCAATAAAGTCGTCGTTCTTTTCCCATGCTTCGTCATTGGCCGTAGTTGCGGGGACTTTTGAAGGCGGGTAGAATGTCTGCACCTGATTGTATTCGTTGCCGTTTGCACTTTCGCGGGTTGTGATCGCACAAACACCGGTCAGACCGTCCATTTTTTCAAGGTCAAGATTTACCTTTCCCATTTCCGGGGCCATGCCGATACATTCAACGAACTGCCTGATAGCAAACAACGCTTTACTGTAAATGTTCAGGTTGTTCCGAACCTTTGCGGTTTTCAGTTCTCCGTCTTTCATGAATGGAATTTCGAGATGACAAACAATTGTCTGTGTGTTTGGCGGAAGTTTCTCAGATGTTGCGTACTGGACTTCGTGAGATGCAACCGTAAAATGATAGTCCCCGTCAGGGATAACCTCAAAAGTATTATCATCAAGTGACAGATTGTTAATGTTAAACTGTTCAGCCATTAATTATTTACCTCCCTTTTGGCGCATTCGATGCAAATTGATTTACCATATTTTATTTTTGTTGCTGATGCGATTCCCTGTGCCGTCTTACCCTGCGCGGGCTGAATCGGCTTTTTGCAGATTTCGCAAATTATAACTTCATCTGTGGGCCGCTCATTTGATACTCTGACCGCATCGACCATCTCTCCGAAGGCAGAGATCTTCTTTACCTTCAGCGTGATCTTATGCCCGGCCCAGTCTTCGATGTATGGAGTTCCCCATACCTTCGCGATTGCTTTGCAGTTGGTCGTGTTCAGGATCAGCGGCTTCACGTCTTCGACAAAATACGCAACCGTGCATTCCTCTTTACCGTTGTTGGACGGATTGAATACCATTTCTCTTTTCACTTCTTTAATGGTTACCGTCTTTTCTTCGCCCGGCTGGAACGCATAAGATCCGAGATAATCCGGATTATTTAATTTTTTCCAATGTGTTTTTTCATTCATCGCCTAATAACTCCCTGTCTTCGTATCCGGGCCAGATGCCGGTTGAATTGCATTTGTGATAGATCGCCATAAGGTCACGGAAGATCTCCGTCCCTTCTTCGACAAAACCCTTGTCACAGAAGTACACCCGCACCGCATAGGGCGGATTCTTTTCCTGCGCTACAAAAGCGAACTCGCGCTGTTCAAACGAGCTGCAGAAAATGCCCTCTGTGTACATCGCCGCCTGCAGTTTGTAGCCGTAATACCGGCATGACCGCTCAAAAGCACCGTCCTCGCAGCTTGTCGTGGTCTTGTAATCAACGATGTACTTCTTGCCATTGAACTCCGTCAGACAGTCCGGGCGACACTTGCAGGGCTCTGCAGTTTCGCTGTCGATCCACTCGATCGGGACTTCATGCGTTCCGGTTTTCAGCAACCTTCTCGCGGTTTCGTTGTCTATGATTGCGGCGTTCATAGCGGCGATTGTTTCCAGATCTGAATTTGTGATCGGCGTCTTGCCTTCCGAATCCGCCAGGAACTGCGCCCATGTTTCTTTTCCGACCTTCGTTCTTCGATCCACGTCAGGCGCGAGCGCGTAATCATTCCAAAAGTCATCAGGTTCCAGAATGTACTTGTGTGCAGCGATCCCGAAAGTTAAGGCGGGCGTTGGTTCTTCCGGGTGCGTAACCATATAATGGTAATGAGCGGGACTTTTTCGAATCTCCCATAACGCAGACCTGCGTACTGCTTTTATTTCGTCATAATTCATGCTTTCTGTTTTTTCCTTTCTGCTTCTGATTTCATCACTTCCGGCAAGTCGCCGGGTTGTATCTTTCTGAACGGACACGGCTTGTTTTCGCCGTAGCCGGTTGTGCTAGTTAAGCGCGAACAACGGAAGACGGTTCGACC